ATCTCTGCTTGCCCGTAGCCACTACGGACGGGGAACCAGACAAAGCACTAGATATGTACTTCGCTGTTCCCCGCCGAGTATTCAATGATCCTGCGTTATCTAGGTACATATTTTCAATCCTAGACAGCACGTTAGGCTGTAGATCAATAGCAGGGACAGAGTAATTTACTGTCTGCCACGGGCCAAATTGAATACCTTCCGCTTGTATTGCCATTAGGAAGCTACCTGTAATGAACCTTCTTGAACTACGAAACTAAATTGCCCTGGCATAGAATCTCTACGCCCCATACGGAATTTACGATCTGAACTAACATTACGATTGTACATTAATCCTGTTTGTACGTAGCTTTGTTTATACTCGTTTTCTTTAAGCGCTCCCTCAGCATCACCCTTTTCAGAATGATACAGTTCTGATATACCATGCATTATAGCGGCTTGAAACCATACAGGAGCGTATATATCATAATTAGTAGTAAGATTAGTAGTTGTAATATCAGGCACATCAGCTACGTATTCGTAGGTAACCGTAGCTGTGGAATCTGGCTGAGGATATAGCGTAACCTGAGTTTCTCCGTCAGAGGACTCGTTCACGCCACTGAAGAATAAAAACCTAGGATCGCCAGTTTCTGACCTGTCTATGTCTAACTCATCTATATAACTCTCAGTTACAATTTTAATCGGATTATCATTAGTTGTATCTTTAAAATGCCTAGTATGAGCTACATCAGATGCTAGATCATACTCAGACGTACCAGAAGACGTACTAAACGTACCTTGCTTATGCCTAAATACCCAAGGCATAGACAATAACTCTGCCATTGTCATATTTGCATAATCTATGGCATTATCTCGATACGTTTGATTAGTAATCGTCAAACCTGCACGTCGTAATGCTATATCTAATATAGTCTGCGGAGTCATAATTACTCACTCGCGGTTAGAGCCAAAGCCTCGAAATCGTCATCGTATTCAACACCCGTGCTACTTACCTGATTTCCGTCAAGCCATTTCTTCTGCCATAGCTCTACAGCACGTTCGCCTTTAAGCGCAATCGCCTCTGGAGCTACAGGGACAAAATCCTCACCGTGATACGCTTCTCCATAAGTACGCATATTCTGGAGTGCGTCAATATTACCCTTACGCCGTTTCTTAGTAACCGTTGATACACCAAGAGCTTTAGCCATAAGATTCTTAGTTTCGTCAGACGACCCTTGGATGAGTTTTACTAGTGCATCCGCGGTAAGCGCGTCTTTCGGGACAGCACTGTCCGTAACGGGTTTAGGAGTTTCGGTTGATTTATTCATTTGGGTTTACGTTTAGGCTTACGCTTAGTAACAGTTTTTCCTGTGGACTTAGCGTAGGACTTGGCAGCTTTCTGACCTGCCTTGGAATATGAGAACTTCTTACCACCTACTTTTGGCATTTGTAAGCTCCTTAGTTAAGGTGAGGGTACCATAGAGATACCCTCACCCTAGTGATACTACGCAACTAGACCTTGGAGCACTACACCGACATGTCCAGTATTATCCGGAGCATATGCAGCGTAACCAACCAAAGGCTCAGTCTCAGCATCCTTAGTGTGTACAGCACCTGCAACACCATCAGAAAGCGTAAGATTCTGTGCAATAGCAATAGTGCCATCAGCTAGGATCGTAGCGACGCCAGCAGTCTGGAACCAACCGTAATAATTAGCGGTAAACGCAATAGGAGTAACACCTGCGATTATATAATCAGTACCCGCAGTAGCACCTACAACATTATACCACAAATTACCTACAATAGCAATATCACTAGAAGTAGTAAGAGCAACTTTAAGAGGATCATACAACTCAATGTCTACCTTACCACTAGTAGTAGCAGCAGTCGCACTATTACTCTTAATACGATACTGAATACCTTCACCAGCATCATCTGTAATCTGCAAATACCCTCCTGCATAATCATTAGCACTAATACTTGCTAAAGTTATCTGGAGTTTCTTAGATCCCGCAGCAGGACTATAATCACCAGAAGCCGCAATTACAATATCATCTGACTCAACTAAACAAGTAGCTGATATATCTTGCGCAACTAGCAAACCTGCATTAATACCAGCCGCAGTATATCCATAACGGAATACACGACCATCTGCGAGTTCCAACTTCTCGCCAATAGCATATTTAGGAGTCGAAGACTCTGTATATATACCTTGACCGGCTTTACTACCAATACCTTCGCCACCTACACGATTATTAGCGAAGTTATGATTAAGATTAGTAACACCCGTAAGTGCCATTTTAAATTCCTTTCCCTATGGTCAGGGCTAAACCTCCATTGGCTTGGAGGCAGGATATTAGGTTAGCGCAGTGGCGACACCATGACGCCGCGCATTGTTGATAACTAACTGGCAACCAAACACGATATACGCAACCATCGCGAACTGATTAACCGGTTCCTTAAACGCCGTCTTCGCAAAGTTCTTACCCTGCTGTATCTTCAACTTCAGATACTTGCTATTGATAAGATACGCATGCTGTGACGGACAATCACGATCATACTGGATCGTGGCACCACGGAAGATAGGCGAACCTGCGTCAGCTTTGCCAGTCTCACCCGCAGCTAAACGAGCATATCCAGTACCTTCGAAAAGGTTCTGCATGTCACCGAATACCGTCAAAGTAGTAAAGATATGCGAAGGCGTATCGTTACCCTCAGAGCAGCTATTCCAGACAGCACCCAAACGCTGAGTACCGACATTAATATTACTCGAAATACTATCTACATCCGAAGACGTAGTATCAGCCTGATTCCTCCACCAAGACTCATTAGCACGATTAATACCCATAACCGTACCACTCGTTGGTGTATCAGCAATCAAATCCTGCAAGCCTAGAGTAGACTTACCAGTTTGTGCGCTAAAGAACGCCGCATTAACGGCATCACGTGCAGTCAACATAGACTGCTGAGTCTTAGCTTCGAGGATCTTCTTAGCAGCATCACTAAGCCGACCTTCATCACGCTCAGTCATAGAGATAGTGATAGGAGTAGCAGTATAACGCCAGGGTGCATATCCCATCGTGATACCATCAACAGCATCTGTGTTGACCGTATCATATCCATCAAACCAAGTAGCAGAGTTCTTACCATACAGCAAGTCCTCTTGGATTTCCTTGCCTCCGCCTTCGACTTCAGCATTACCCGACAGCATCTTCAACAACGGATATTCATCGAAAATATTATCCGTAAGACGCTTACGCTTGGAACGCATCGTGAGAGTCCACGCCGCATCCCATGTTTCAGTGGTACTAGTAGCAGCCATAATAAATTACCTTCTAAGTTATCCAAAACCTAATTTTTTAAGCCCTGTGAGGACTTCAGTATCGGACAAATCTGAATTAGACTGTCCCATACCACCTCCTCGCGGAGCAACACTTTGCTGTGCATTACGAATTATGTCTCTAGAATTGACATTACCTTCCGATCGGCGACCAGACGCCATCTCGTATGCCGTACGTACTGTGTGAGGTTGACCGGTCTCACGGTTAGGTAATCCTCTAAGTCTAGAAATTTCCTCATGATAATCCCTTAGCGCTTCCTGGCTATGACCCGATTGGACAGCTTCCTGAATCTCTCCAGAAACTTTGTCTTCAACTCGGTTCTGTTCTCCACCGCTCAGATACTGAACATTTTGCTGAAGAGTGCCAAGTTCTTGCTGTAATGCTTGAACCTGACTTAGTAGCGGATTTACAACGGCATTTGCAATACCCTCGACTACTACTGCTTCATCATACCCATTGTTACCGGGAGTGAATCCAAAATTCTCTAGTACGGACGGTGACGCCTGGGCCTGCGCGTTAGGATCTTGGTTTTGTGGTGTAGGATTTTGCGCCTGATTTATCTGTTGCGTTGCGCCTAGTGCATTACTATACTGTGCCGTAACATCTTCCATTTGTTTTTGTGTATCACGCATATCCATATTGGTCTTATTGACCATACCGTATATGTTACGCATAGTGCGTAACTGCGGTTTCCACTCTTCGGGGACTTCTTCCTCGCGAACAGTA